CGAATCCAACAACAATTGAAGAATTAAATCAACAGATTGTTCTGAAAGACTAAAAAATAAATTATAAATAGTATTAAAATTCATGACACTAAAAAGGTAAAAAAATGGCAGCGATTATTACAAACAAATTAAGAATTTTCAATGCAATGGAATTCTTGCAATCAATTAACAGATCCGCACCTAATTGGAAACCTAACAATACCTATGCAGAAGGTGATGTTGTGGTCAACAACCAGAACTCATTTATTGCACTAGGAAATATTAGTGGTTCTTCCACAAGTGGTGTTTCTGCTGGTGATGGGGATGGCCCAGCACCAGATACTCTCCAAGATGGTACTGTACAGTGGGCCCATCAAGGACAATCGGTTTACAATATGCTTTATATGGCAATTGGTAAACAAACTCCTTGGTTAAATGATTCAAACCCACCGACACCAGAAGATTCAATTGGTTACTCATATAGATTTAAGTACGATACAATTGCACTTAAGAAAGTCAATTACAGTGATATGACTCTTGCAATTCCAAGAATCAACTGGACTTCTGGTAGAGTATATACTATGTACGAACATGATAACCCAGAAGAAATTATTCCAAATGGATATGTGATTGTTGCATCTGGAAATCAATTTAATGTTTATAAGTGTATTAATAACCAAAAATATGATGCTGCTGCCCAAACAGTGACTACAGTTGCTTCAACAGTCCAACCATCAACTACTGGAACAGAAATTGAAGAGACTGTAGATGGTTATAAGTGGAAGTTTATGTATGCAATCGATCTTCAAGATTCTCTTAAATTCTTGACAAAAGATTATATTCCAGTTAAAAATCTTCTAGAAGATCCAGTTGCACCTGGCACCGCCGCTCAGGTACAGTGGGACATCAAACAAGCCGCATCTCAACCAAATCCTGGCCAAATTGAACATGTAAAAATTATGCCAAACGAAGAGGGTGGTGCGATTGGTGGAGGATTGGGTTATCATCCAAACATTCAACAAACAGCCTCTGTTACACTAACTGGTAATCAAGTTACCATCGCCGGTGTTGACGGTGCGACAGATTATACTGGTTATGATTTAGTAGACCTTGGAAATCAGGAACAGTTTAGAATTACAAACTGGAGTCTTTCTGGTACAACTGCAACTGCAAATGTAAACGGTTCTTTTACTGGTGGTGCTGGTAGAGATATTCTTATTGCGCCCGGCGTTAATATTTCTGGTAATGGTTCTTCTTTCAGTGCATATGGACTTGTCGTAGACCAAAGAATTGAAAAAATTGTTATCACCAGTACTGGTGCAAATTGGTCTGCTGTAGACAACGCAACCGTTGATGTTAATAATGTTCCAGCATACAATTTCGATGGAACATTGAATGTAAATGCATGTAAAGTAAAACCAATTGTTTCCCCAGAAAATGGACATGGATTTAATCCTGTAGAAGAATTGGGTGGTTATTATGTAATGACTGCAATAAAACTTGAATATGACGAACAGTCTACAAGAGAAAATTCTTTGGGGAGTTTGGAAACTAAGATTATGTTTCCTGTCGAAAATTCTGAAGCACAGTTTAGACAGATTGCTATTGTCGCTGATCCCGATGCACAGACTCAGGGTGGGTCGACTCCTGCAAACGAAGAGTCATATAGAGGCCCACAGCACCCAGATTTTGGTTCTGCAGATGAAGAAACATTTGATATCGTAACTGGTACAGGTAAAGTTCTCTACATTGAAAACCGACAGCCCGTTTCTAGAGCCATTGATCAAATTGAAGATATTAAAGTAGTATTTGAATTCTAATTAAAATAAAAAACCAGTTGAGAGAAGAAGACACATGGCAATAAATTTAAACGTCACTCCCTATCACGATGACTATGATATTGATAAAGGGTACTTGAGGGTATTGTATAAGCCTGGAAATTCTGTACAGGCAAGAGAATTAACGCAACAACAAACAATCTTACAACAACAAATTGCAAACATGGGAGATCACTTCTTTAAAGAAGGTTCTATGGTTATCCCTGGCAGTTCTGCTGTAGATGTTGCTGTTCCTTATATCAAAGTGACTCTTGCTGAAGGACTTACCACTGCTGCAGAATTTGTCGGCAAAGTAATTCAAGGTAATAAGACAGGGATCAGGGCGATTGTCATTTCTTATGCTGATGCTGTTGATTTAAATCAAGATGCACAGATTGATGATAATGATGAACCAACAACACTGTTTGTAAAATATCTTGATGGTGTTGCTGGAGGCCAAAGAGTAGTAGATGGTGTTACACTTGAAATTGATGATGAAAATGGAATCGATTTTGTTGTTAATGGAAATACTGTAAATTTAAAAGAGGGTGATACTTCATCCTTCGTAGAGGGAGAGGTTCTAACTGCATCAAATGATGATGGTTTAAATTTAATCGCAACAGTTGCACTTAGTTCCGACCATGCAGATCCTTTAGGTAAGGGTTCTCTTGCATTTGTTGAAGAAGGAATTTATTACACTCAGGGGTTTATGGTCAAAAACCAATCACAAAGTGTAATTCTAGACAAATATGATGACACTCCTAGTTATAAAATTGGATTTGAAATACAAGAAACGGTTGTAAGTGCAAACGAAGATCCATCTCTTTTTGATAACGCACAGGGAACAACAAATTACAACGCCCCTGGCGCCGATAGATATCGAATCAATCTCGTATGGAGTAAAAGAACATTAGATACTCCAACAACAGATAACTTTATAGAAATTATTACCGTTCAAGACGGTATTATTAAAACACATGTTAGAAATACAGAATATTCAGTAATTACCGATGTACTTGCAAGAAGAACTTATGATGAGTCTGGTGATTATACGGTTCGCCCATTCAATTTAGACATTAGAGAGTATTTCAAAGAAAATGGAAATGGTGGTGTATACACCATGAAAAATTTTGAATTTGATACCGAAGTGGCAGCAAAAGATTTCGCACTAAAGAATTTTACAGATGAAGATGGAATGGTCGATCAAAATGGAAACGGACTTGCTCATACAGTAAGTGCATTAGAACTTATAAAATTTTCTGATCAAAATTTGGATTCGACTGGATTAAAATATTACCCAGGCTCAAGTCATCAATTTTTAGTTGATGCAGTAAGAAATTATCTTGCACTTGGAGTTGAGAGTGGAAAGGCCTATGTTAGAGGTTATGAAATTACCAAAACGGCCACTACATACATTCCTTATAAAAGGTCGAGAGAAAATTATCAAGTAAACAATCATTATATTCCTGTCGATCTGGGCCCATACATCTACATTACAGATGCAAAAGGACTTCCACTGATAGATGAAGAAGTTAAACTTGTTAATATGAACATTTCTCCAGTAATTAATGAAGATTACACAATTGTAACATCGAATTTAGATGATGCTGATACTGCATATTTCCAACCAGTACAATATGACGAAGATTTGACATTTTTTGCTGGTGGCGGCACTAACTTGGGCGCAAATGCATATGGTATTGATGTAATTGCAAATGCAAAAGTTAAGGCGATAGAATATTTTACAGATTCCGATGATGATTCAATTGATGACAACTACGGAACTTCTACTTTTAGGCCTTCAAATACATCCGTTGAAACTGGAATATGGAAAGTTTTTCTATATGACATCGAATATGAAATTAATCCAAGAACAAATGTTCCTTATACTATGTTGGATGCAAGGTCTATTGTTTCAAATGAAGAAGTTGTTCCAACAACATTAGGTGGTTCAATTTATAGATTTGGCGCTAACGTATTAACACTGATGTCATTGTCGGATGTGCAGGGACAGTTTACACTAAAATCTCTCATCTATGATAGATATGATAGAGATGTAAGAGCAATTAACTATTATTATAACTCTGCAGATCAGTTCCTATTGGTAAAAAATCTTAATTCTGGAAATGGATTGTCTACAGAATCGGGAGTATTGCCTAGTGCAACCTTTGTTACAAATGAACTTATTAACGAGGCGATTGCCAGTGGTTCTGCTGGGACAGATACTACATCTTTTGATGGTAATGCATCTGCTGATATGACAGGAACTCAGGCAAGGATTACTGGTAAATTTGCACTTTTGTCAGATGGTGGTGCAAGTATTGTTGATACTGGTAAAAGATTTTTGCAAACTGTTAGATTTGTTGATGATGAAAGTGGAAGAGAAACAGTAGATACTCAATACGATGTACTGAAAGTATTTGAAGATCAAACAGTTACAGCCAATGGACAGCTTGTTTTAACCGCAACAGATGATAACTCATTCTTTATTTCAACTCAAAGTTTATATTTGGCATTTGATAGGGCAGATTTGAATTCTTCTGTAGGTGAAATTGGTAGAATTACAAGTATTTCATTTTCTTCTGATAGAAGAACTGCCACTCTTAATGTCACAAATTTGCCCGCAGGAACAACTGGGGTAACTGTATACGCACCAATCAAAAAGACTTCTTCCAGAGAAAAAATTAAAACTTTGAGAGAAAATCAGTTACATTTGCCTTACACCTTAGTGGATGCAATTGGACAAACAATTGGACAAACTGACTATGATAATGTAAACGATGCAAATAACGATACATCTCTAAGTTATGATGTAGATTTATTAGGATCAAATTCTAGTGTTGCAACAGGAGTTGTGAATTCTTCAATTCCTACTGGCGCAAATAATGATCTTATTCTTAGTGTGTCTAATTTTCAATTACCACATTCAGATGTATATGAAATCAAAAAAATATATGACACTTGTAATGTAAACAATACTTCTTATAGAATTTCAATTGAATCAAATGACAGAAAATTCCTACATGAAATGACAGAGGCAGATTTTGAATTTGCACTGAAAGCCTATACTTTTTATGAAACGACTGGCGCCTCTCCATTTTCTGTTGATTTAGATCATACTGTATATCCAACTCTTGTTAGTATTCAACCGCAACTGACTGTTGATGGTACAGTAAATCCATTTAAGGAAGAAATCGAAGAATTATGGTTGAGTAATGTTGGTATCGAAACTCCTGCAGAAGTTCCTGTTAAAATTAATGATATTACTGATAGATATACTTTATTTTCTGGACAAAGACATTCTATCATTCAATTGGGCGAATTAGAACTAAAGGCTGGTACATTACCATGTGGCGGCCGCCCCATTATTATTTACTCTTATTTTGAACACGGCACAGGCGATTATGCATCCGTAGACTCATATGTTAATATCCCATATCATAAAATCCCAATTTTTGAGGGTGTTAGATTACACAGTACATTAGACTTTAGACCTGCTGCAACTTATCAACAACTGTCTGGGTATCCATATGGTAAGGGTGTTGTTTCTGGAATTTCTGATTATCCAATCGATGCGAGTGCAATCAGTGCAGATATGCGTATCTATTTTGGTAGAGCGGATAAACTTTACATGGATAAGTTTGGAAACATTAATGTGAAGTATGGTGCTCCTTCTGAAACTCCTGTTTTCCCAACAGATCCAGAAGATGGAATGGTATTATACACATTAGAAACACTACCATATACTGGTGTTCCTAAAGATGTTAGTGCGAAAATGATTGACAATAGAAGATATACCATGAGAGATATTGGTAAACTTGATAAGAGAATTACTAATTTAGAATATTATACTTCTTTAAATCTTTTAGAAAAAGAAACTAAAGACTTGTTGGTTACGGACGAAAATGGACTTGATAGATTTAAGAATGGATTTGTAGTTGAAAACTTTACTGGTTTTGGAACTGCAAACGTTTATGATTCTGATTTTAACGCTTCTATGGATACAGGAAAGGGTGAGTTGCGTCCGTTTTTTACTACCTCAAACATTCCAATGCATTTAGATTTTGTAAACTCTGAGGGATTTGAAGTTTCGGGTAGATGGGCGTCACTTCCATATACGAGTCAGTTATTAATCGAACAAAGAAAATCTTCAAAAACTGTAAATGTAAACCCATTTGCAATTTTTAGTTTTAAGGGTTCTATGGTACTTGTACCTTCTACGGACAACTGGCATGACGATCCAAAGTATTTGGATACAATTACAATTAATGAACGAGGAAACACAGATAATTTTGAAGAACTTGCACAGAGGTCAGGAATTCTTGGAACCGTTTGGGGCTCTTGGGAAACGACATGGACTGGTGCAACTAATCAGGCAACAAATACAAGTTCTCGTACCGAATCTAGTGGAAACAATGACCGCACAGTAACAACTACAACTAATACTTGGAATGATACAGGAACAAGAACAAGAACAGGTGTTACAACATCACTTAACGAAAGTTGGACTCCAGTTACTACAGATAAACTGGTCAGTACTGAACAAATTCCATTTATTCGTACTAGAGATGTATATTTTAAAGCCACTGGGAT